ATCACCAGTTAAATTTTCATCTTTTTCTTTTAACCATTTCTTTTCTCTAAAGAATTTATTAAATTCTCTTGTTAAAAGAGTTTTAATTTGGGTAATATGAGGACCTTTTTCTGTTAAACCTGTATTAACATAAGGAACTAAAGTAGATGAATAATTAGATGTATAAGTTAAAATCATATCCATTTTATTTTTTCCATCAATCATATTCATACTAAAACGATTATTGATAATTTCTTTACCACCAACCGCCTCATCTGCTAAATCATGTAAACCATGTTTAGATTCAAATATTTTTTCCTTATCATTTACAGTTAAAATAATTTTTAAACCTGGACATAAGCAAGAAATAGTTTTAAAAAGATTTTCTACTTTTGAAATTTCTACTTCTGTATTTGTAAAAAATTCTTCACTTGGTTTCCAACTTACAACTGTTCCATTTTCTTTTTCCCATGATCCAGTAGCTCTATTTGCAAAAACACCTTCTTCAAAAACTATTTTTTCATATTTTTTATCTCTATGAGTTTCAACTACTAACCAATGAGAAAGATAGGTCGTAATTTTACTCGGTTATTCTTATGTTTCCATAAGCCCTGACTATATCTTACCTATTATAAAATATATATTTCTTATAATAAGAATACCCATTTCGAAGTGCGTATCAATAGCACCCCTACTCCTCCGATTCGAGGATAGTCGATACAGCTTTTTGATTATCTTATAGGATAGTTTTCATTTATTTGTTTATAAATAATGCCACAATTAACCGAGCAACCTTGCATTTTTATATGTTTCATAAAAAATACCAACCTTTCTATCTTGATATTTAATACGAAAATAATTCCTAATAAGACTAATCAAACTTGCCACGGGATTCCCTTATGTTTCCACTTAGGGTTCCCCGTTAGCACATACACCATTTGTTTGGAGTGTATGTACCCCAGTGATTACTGGAAAAGGTATAACAGGCAGTTTTATCTACCAATACCAAAACTACCTAAAGAAGTTCCTTCATAAGTGCCATCTTCACGATATTTACCACTTGTATTAAGAACACTAAAAGCAGCTTCAAGAATTGTTTTTCCATCTTCTCTAAAACTATTAGGGATAAAACCTTGACCATAATCTTTAACTGAAACTATGTCTTTATTAATATTGACTTCAATAGTATTACCATGCCCTAAACGAAACTCATCTACAGC